AGTAAGACTTCTATTGTTGTGTCGGATTCTAAAGAAGGATGGGCAAAATCACTTCGCCAACTCATCGCTCTTTTGTATGCTGGCGAGATTCCAAAATTTGACGTATCTCGAGTTAGACCAGCAGGGGCGAGACTCAGAACCTTCGGTGGACGAGCTTCTGGACCCGGACCTTTGGAAGAACTTTATCGCTTCTGTGTCATCAAATTCAAAGGAGCAGTTGGTCGCCGTCTCAGTTCCCTTGAGTGCCATGATATTCTGTGCAAAATCGGGGAAGTTGTTGTTGTGGGTGGAGTCAGACGGTCAGCAATGATTAGTCTGTCTGATTTGTCAGACGACAAGATGGCTCACGCTAAAGCAGGTAATTGGTGGGATGGTCAAGGACAGCGTGCGTTAGCAAACAACTCTGCTTCATACTTAGAGACACCATCTATTGGTCAATTTATGCGTGAATGGAGTTCAATCTATGAATCACACAGCGGAGAGCGTGGTATCTTCAATCGTGAAGCAAGTCAAAAGCAAGCTGCGAAGAATGGTCGTAGGGACGAGTCGTATGCGTTTGGTACAAACCCCTGCAGTGAGATTATTCTCCGTCCTTACCAGTTCTGTAATCTATCCTCTTGCATCATTCGTTCTGATGATACTGAAGATAGCATTGCTAACAAGATTCGTCTTGCTACCATTCTGGGTACTTTTCAGGCTAGTCTTACAGACTTCCCTTACTTGCGTAAGATTTGGCAAAAGAACACCGAGGAGGAGGCGCTTTTAGGCGTGTCGATGACTGGTATTTGCGACAATACCTTGCTCAATAACCCTGATGATGAATCATTACCTGCTCGATTGGAGAAACTCCGTGACCTTGCTGTTGCTACTAATGCTGAATATGCTGCTGCTATTGGTATTAATCAATCGGTTGCAGTTACCGCAGTCAAGCCAGAAGGCACAGTATCCCAGCTTTGTTCTACCGCTAGTGGCATACATCCTCAGCATAGCAAGTATTATATCCGCCGTGTACGAGCTGATAATAAAGACCCTTTAACACAGTTTATGATTCAAGCAGGATTTGTTGCAGAGCCTTGCGTTATGAAGCCTGAATCAACAACAGTATTTAGTTTCCCTGTTGCTGTGGCTGATGGTGCTTTACTTCGTGAAGACTTAACTGCGATTCAGCATCTGCGCTTGTGGTTGCTGTTCCAGCGTCACTACTGTGAGCATAAGCCGTCAGTAACTATCTCTGTCTTGGAGAACGAATGGATGGATGTCGGAGCATGGACGTTTAAGCACTTCGATGAAGTTACCGGTGTGTCGTTCCTGCCGATGTCAGACCATACTTACAAACAAGCTCCTTATGAAAATTGTACTGAAGAACAGTACAACGAACTTCGTGCGCTTGTCCCTGAATCCATTGACTGGGATAGTTTTAGAGAGTATGACGACAACGTGGAAGGTGCGCAGCAACTTGCGTGTACTGCTGGAAACTGCGAGATTTAATATGTATACAAGACTTTGTAGCTGCTGCTCTAAAGAGCGTCATTATGTAAAAAAAGACTCCTATCTAAGAGCGGTAGCTAACAAGTCTGTTTGTCCTTCGTGTCGCACAGCAAATAACAACCGAAATAGAACACCTAAAAAGGGAAAAGATAACCCAGCGTGGACAGGTTACAAGGATGTATCGGGTAAAATCTTTAGTCGGTTAAAGAATGGAGCAAAGAAACGCAATCTTGAAGTAACTATAACTATTGAAGACATCTACACGCAATACATCAAGCAACACAAGCAATGTGCTTTTACAGGAGTTCCACTGGAGTTTGGTTTAGATGCTTCGGTAGACCGTATAAATAGTCAAGAAGGTTATCATGTTTGGAATATACAGATAGTACATAAGACCATGAACATGATGAAGAAAGATATGCCAAACGACTTGTTTATTTCATGGTGTCGAATGGTTAAGTAATTCCTTGTGTGTTGTAGTGCTTGACGGGGTGTCTTCGGACACCTCTTTTTTATGTCCCGAACGGGTTATTATGCTTAGTATTTGTGCAGAAACAGAGAAACTTTACCGATAGGGAAATGTTGCATATAGCACACTTTTTTGTACAAACACACACAAAATGTTACATTTAACACACTTTCTGCACTTTATTATACACCCTGTTACCGTGCAAAATGTATCTCATTGTGTACATTATTGGGGTTAATGTATCAAATAAGATACATTACTTGAATGGACGAGTGCCTTGACGGTCAATAATCAAAGCCTGTTTCCGAGGTGGTCTAGCAGGGCTGTCAGGAACGCTTATATGAGTCCATGAGCCAAATTCTTCAATGATTTGGTCATACCCTATGTTGGCTGCAATGCACGCCTCTACGACCTCTTTCGGGGTCATTCCGGGGACACGGATGTCTGCAGCGCAGCCGATACGGTGTTGGCTCGTATCTTTAGAACCAACTGAGTCATTGACTGCCTTAGACCTAAAGCCAGAGTTTAAAAGAATTGGTTTGTTAAGTAAAGCTCTAACTTCTTCGAGCAGCCCAGCTAAACGAACTAGATTAGCAACCTCCACAGCATTAGGAGTATTGTCTAATCCTTTACGCTCCGCTACTTCTGAGCGAGTTAATTCTTCAAGGGTAAAGTGTTCACTTAGCTGCATCTTTTTCCTTCGCTTTCATATCCATTATTTTCTCAAGAGTACGTCCACCAAAGTAGAAGGACATAATTAACATACCCCATTGACCTAGTAGTTCAACATAGGCTTTGTTTGTATCGTAGTCAAATGCACTCATCATAGCAAATACAAAATAGCCACCAAGTATAAAGAGTAGAGTCATAGGACGGATGTTCTTAGACAACCAGCTATCGCTAGTCATATCAGCTTGCAGTCGTGCAGTCAGCTCTTGTTGCTCTGCAGTATCTGCTGCAATCTTAGCTAACTCGCCATTCTGTTGCATCTCTAATAGCTTTAACTTCGCCTGTTCAGCCTGTGCTGGGTCAGGAAAGACTTTATCTAAAATCTTACCGCCAATATCGAGTATTGCACCTAATGGGAACATTATTGGATTCCTTTCTTCTTCATGTTTACTTGTCTCCCCAGACAATGAGATAAGACACTACCGCAGCAACTAAAAAGCAATACATCTGTACTCGACGAACTGCTTTCATGTCGCTGTCAAACAGCTTTTTGTTTTGTGCTTCTTGTTTGATTAGTCGTTGTTTTATGACTAAAACATCGTCCCACGCTTTGGGACCATATTTGTTCACTACTTCTGCTTTCATACGAAGTTCCATCTTCTTTACTTCTTGGATTAATTCGTATTCTTTAAGAGCCTTCACAACCGTAGTGTCGGGGACAAACTGTTGTGCTTTACGCCTCTCAGCAGCTTTCTGTTGTGCTACCTCGGCTCCGTCCTTCTGGACGTTTTCAATGCTTTTGGTTAATGATTTAGCACTTACACGAGCAGCATCTAAGCTACCCGTTAAGGTCTTGACTCCTTCGTTTATTCCGTATTGGTCTGACATAGTTCTTCATTGTGTGTATAGTGTGTATGTGGGACATTATTCTCCACCGCCTGTCATTTGTGGCACAGTGGCTCTGATAATTAACGCTCTGTTTAATGCTTCTCTGTTTTCTAGTGTAAGTTTCGAGTACAGAGCTTTGACAACCGCTTCCGCTTTGCTTGGCGGTACACCCTGAATAAAGTCCGCCAATAAAGGTGTGTTTAACGTCATAGTAGCCATTAATCTATTGATGTCAGCGACAGCATCCTTTTTAATTAACTTTAATACTGTGTTAGTGGCTGTTGCATAGCGGTTCAGCAAGTTAGGGAGGTCAGCAGTTGTTTGTCCTTCAGCTTTTGATAGACTTGCTAATGTATCGCCCCTAGCTTCACGACTGACATCAGCTAATAAACTATCAATGTCATTCATCTGCTTCTTAGTCATAATGTCGTCTAGCTTCTGGAACCGAGCTTGACCTGTAGAACGCTTAATTAGATTAGGGGCATTTTCAACGGCAGCAGCAAATCCAGCAACTCGTTCAGCATTGCCTAAAGGAGTTCCAAGTTGTTTCTCAAGTGCTTGCATAATCTGCATTTGATTAATCTTATTAGACTGCTGCTGGAATGTTTCTAAGTAACGCTTCCAATCACCGCTGTTGCCTGCCTTCTCAATAGCGTTGTCAATGTAGCTCTTAACATTCTTTTCTAATCCGCTAGTAAGACGAGCATCCCAATTCTGTGAAGCCTCAGAGAACTTCTTAATGTCGTTACCTATCTCTTTACGAATAGTGTACAAATCGTTTGAATCAATAACACCATTGGTAGGATTAGACAAATTCTGTAACTTTTCTTTTAGAGACCCAAACACATTGACAACAACATCAGAGGCTCTTGTGCCGGGAGTTGTTAATACTTTGTCAATGTTATCAATAATTGGATTGACACGAAGTGGATAAAAACCATTCTCTGCAAGACTTTGTAACTGTAGTTTCTTAAATTGACCTTCAGCTTGACGCTGTGCAGCAATGTTCTTAGAGGTAATAGCACCGTCAATATTCTCCAGTACACGGTCAAAATTTTGACTTAACTCTGGACTAACTCTTGGATAACCAGCTACCGGAAAAAAGTTACGAGCAAGTTGTTGTTGTTGCGCTGCTTCTGTTTCTAAAGTACCGCCAACCTGCAACGCTTTAGCTTTGCTTGTAAACTTCTTAGCTATTTCTTGCTCAAACTGAGGCTCTAAACGACCAGCAATATTTGCCTGAGATAAAGCATCTTCACGAATTGGAGCAGTTACACGAGTACGCTCTGCAATAGCTTCAATCAAATCATCTTGTGTACCACCTGTTTGACGAAGCAAAGACTGTCTAGCATTTGCGACATCCGTACGGCGTATTGCAAAGTCAGCAGCTATTCCTTGAACTGGCATCTTTTCAATGCTTTTCTGAAACGCAGCTAAAGATGTTGCAGCTGGGATGTCAGCTAATGCTTCTGCTGCTGTTGGCTTGGAACCGGGTACTAACTCAGGAGCATTACGTAGTGCGCTAATAATCTTCTCTGGCTCTTTACCTGCCATCTCTAACAAACGCTGCTGTAATATAGATTTCTGACCTGCTGTTGTTAGTGGCTTTGTAAATTCTTTAGCAATGTTTAAAGCGCCTTTACCTAAGTCTAAAGCACCGCTTAACACACCACCAAATAAAGCACCAGCACCAGCTTGTTGTAGTTTCTCTGTTAATAGATTCTGTGCTTCTTCTGCTGGTGTTAATACACCTAAGATTGCACCTTGTCCTGCATATTGTGCAGCTCTTCCTGTTTTAGTAACTGCTGTAGCGGCTGGTAAAAACCTATTCAGTGGGTTAATAACCGTTCCGATAATTTCACCAACATCTAAACCTTCACCTCCTAACTCGCTTCGTGCCTCTTGATAGCGTGATAATAAGTTTTGAGTTTTTTCAGGAGCAACAAACTGACCAACAGCTAAAGCAGGATTGACAATACCTTTACCAACACCAAGCAACGTACGTCCTACAGCCTGTGTCCCTGCGCTTGGAGCTTCTCCACTAAACCCAACATCTTCAGGAGTAGCTGGAGCCATTTGCTCTGCTGTATATTCTGTTTGTCTTGGTTTTACAGGCACGTTTTGCGGTTGAGATAATGATTGAGCAATCTGTGCTAATCGTTGAGCGTCTTCCGTGTTTCCAGCAGCATCGGCAGCACGTAATGCTTGAATAACCTGTTCATAAGTAGCCATGTAATTCCTTACTTTTTAGGCGATAAATATTTATTAATTAAAGCATCATCGGAAGATGTTGTTTCTTGTTTTTTATTTGGTTTCTTACTCAAATCCAACGGCGCTGTTGGTTTAACACGTGGAGCAAATCCAAACTGGTCTACACCTCGGTCAATAGAGAATTGTAACAGACCTTTCGTTCTATTAACCCATTCAGCTAAAGCCTCTGGATTGCTATAGCCCGGAAAACTCTTCATAGCAGCTCTCATGTCAGCATCTGACGCAGAGCCGGGAGGAAGTTGATTAATCTGTTCGAGAAGTTGGGAAGCAGCGACCTTTGTCTGTGCTTTTAATGTCTTATCAGACGCTAGTCCTTTTGTTTCTGCTTTAGTTGTCCAATCAATATAGCTCTCAGCATCTTTTACGTCTTGTGCGCTAATCTGATTTAAAGTGTTTAATAACTTTTGAGCGCCTTCAAACTCTTGACGAACAGTTTTCATTTCTGTTGGTCCAAGAATGGTTCCAGAAATATCTCGATATGCGCCAGACTTGCCTACAGGACCCGGTTTTCCAATACCGTCACCTTCACCGACACCAGCAGAACCTTTAACTAACACTAAATCTGCTGGGTTTTCTGACTTTTCATAAAGTGCAATAGACGCAGGAGTATACTTACCAGAAGCGATTAGAGTAGATAAAGCAGTTCTACTTGGCTCACGTAATGCTTTGACTGTTTGAGCAGCCTGTAAACCACGTGCGCCAACAGCAGTTGTCATCTCATCAGCACGTTTTGCAGCCATCATTGACTCATTAGGAGCGATAGGCTGTAATGCACGAGCAAAGTCACGCATACCTTCAGGAGAAGATAAATCAAACTGTGAAGACAGTTGCTTAATTGCAGACACTTTTTGCATTTCAGGGTCTTCAACACCGAGTAAACTCATTCCAGCATTACCAAGTTCACTAGCGCCTTGTCGCAACATTAGATTACCTTGTTGCATTGGCGTTAGTTTAACTGCTTGTAAGTTACGAGCATAATCCTGCGCTGCTCTCGACTGCTGAAGCATCTCAGGAGAGACACCAAATAAACCGCTTACGATTTCTGCCATGATTAAAAGAATCCTCTATTTTGTTCTGCTAACATACGAGTTTGTTCCGAGCCTACATTAGTTCCATATTTAAAAGCTGTACCGGGATTACCAATTAAGTCACCGAACCAATTTCCTATTTGTCCCCCAACCGCACCTAACTGTCCGCCTATTTGTCCTAACTGTCCTGAAGAACCACCTAAAATCTGTCCTAAAGGACTGTAAGACTGTTGTTCTACTTGATATGGAGCAGCTCCTCTTGCGCCTAGTAAACCTAACTGACCTGCGTTCGCTCCTGCAGAAGACTGTCTTGCACCTAACGCAGAACCAATGTCGAGAGCTTGTTGACCCATTGCTTCGGTAGTAGAAGCCAATCCAAGTTGAGTCTGTAGTGGGCTGTAACCAGCAGACGTAAGAGCAGGTACTTGACCAAGCAATCCACCGCCTTGTTGGAATAAACCAGAACCTAAACCTACGTCTGCAGCAAACCGCTGACGAGCTAGTTCTGTTCCTGCTTCGGCTGTGCTTAAACCTTGTGTTCCGTAACCTAGGCTTAATCCTAAATTCTGCAACATATTAGCACGTTGCGTTGCCTCAGACTGTTGCTGAGTAGTCAACCCAGCAGCGCCTAGTTGTGTCCCTAGTCCAATATCATCACGCAGACGTTGACGAGCAATGTCAGTAGACTGAGCAGCCAAAGTACGGTCTTGTTGCGCTCTTGCATTAAACAAGGCTTGTGCTAATGGGTTGGAAGGCGCTGTTCCTGTACCAGTCTGAACACCTAAACCACCTGTCCCACGACCAAAGTTAGAAGTAGCTAATCTTGCTTCTTCCGCAGCTCTACCGGGTTGCAGCAGTTCTTGCTGTTGTTGGAAGTATTGCTGTGCAGCAGCAGTTGGGTCATATGATGTTGGAGTTACTTGACCAGCTAATTGATTTAACTGATTAGCATAAGCCATTGCTTCAGGAGTAGCGCCAGTCTGATACGAAGTTGGCATTAAACCAGCTTGTGCTTGACGATATTGCTCTGCAAGTTGTTGTGCTTGAGCAGAAGACATCCGTGATGTATCGGTTGGTAATAGTTGACTTCCGAGACCAAACAGACTTTGAGCGCCACCCATCAGAGGACGTGCAGCTGCAGCAATGTCTTCAGGACGATACTGTTCTGCTTGTGTCAGTAATCTGCTTTGAATACCCTGCAGTCTTGGGTCTAATGTGTAACCTGCTGAAGTCAGCTGTCCAGAAGGGTCAAAACCAAATGTAGATTGACCAAAGTTTGTCGTAACCCCTACTGGTCGGAATTGTGCCATTTGCTGTGCTTGTTGACCAGCACCGTAGATGCTAGAACCAGCGGCTCCTGCTGCACCTGCAGCAGCGCCACTCTGCGCTCCGCCTCCTATCATGCCTCCAATACCGCTACCTAAAGCAGCGCCTACAGTAGGAGCGCCAAAGAATGAGCCAGCGACTCCTCCGACTAAACCTCCGATTGAACTACCCATTTTTAATCACTCCAATAATAAATGTGAATTTCATTTTTTGACACTCCTTGTACTGTAATGTACGGTTTAAACCCTAATGCTTTTATAAATTTTAAGTAACTAGGAGTATCTTGTTCTTTAGCGCAGTAAAGAGGACCGCCGTGTAACTCTGTAAATGTAAACCAATCTTTTTTTAATTCTTTAAATACTGTTTTATTCCAATTATTAACTTCGCAGTGCATAAACTGTCCGTCTTGAAACTGCTCAATAGCAAATACATAGTCAGGACGAACAATGACCGGTATTTGAACCATTAGGTTTTCATGATGTATGCTAATGCGAAATACGGAGGACGATTCTCATGCGCTAATCCACCACCTGTGCCGTTACCTGTAGTACCTGAAACTGTTACTGTGTGGTTGTGGTTTGCAGAGATACCTGAAGTAGTCCCAGAGTAAGTATGGCTATGGTCTGCGTTAGCGTTACCTACACTAATACCTGTTGTGTTTGTGCTTGTATTTTCAGAACCAGCATTTTGTTGTACGGTGTTACCGCCGCCAATGGCTCCTTCACCTAGACCGGGTTCACCGCTGTTAGCAGCATGGAAGTGACCGGGGTCTGATACAGCGTGTGAGTGAGTATTGCTTTGTCCGCTAGTTGTACCACTAAAGGTATGTGTGTGACCTACGTTATTGTTGCCTGTTGTTCCTGAAGCAGATACAGTATGTGTATGTGCGGGAATCATTGTAGCATCAAGCGTTACAGTGTTTGCACCGCCTGTAGCATTAACAGCGTAAGTAGAACCAGCACCTACTACAAACCTATCTCGTAAGTCAGGAGTGCTATTAGAACCGTTACACAAAACCCAGCCGCTAGGGATAGAGGCAGTAGAACCAGACCACAATGTAATAACACCGCTTGGTACTAATGCAGCTAAACCTGCTGTAACAAAAGCAGTCGTAGCTAATTGTGTTGTATTAGAGCCAAAGGTTGCTGTAGGTGCAGTAGGAGTACCTGTAAGGTTAGGGCTGTTGATGTCTGCTTTAGATGCAATCGCATTAGCAACGGCAGCTAATTCGGTATCAATCTCAGAGCCTTTTACAATCTTACCTGAGTCGCCGCTAGGAAGGCTATCCTTAGCTGTGAAGTTAGTTGCTTTTACATAATTTGCCATGTCTTATCCTTAAACTAATGTTTTACCAGCTTTTACCGCTACGTCAATCTTTTGGATAGACAAAGGGTTGCCATTAATGTCTGCTTCTAAACCCAGTTGCATGATAGTGCCTTGACCACCAGCATTGACGGAGAACCTATCAAGAACAATACCTGAACTGTATTCAGCGATGTTATACTCACCGATGTTGTATTCGTATACAACTGCAGTATCTAAAGTGTAAGTAGTAGCTTGATAACCTTCGGTGTAATCAAAACCCCACTTTACCGCTACAGACTGGTTTGTACCGCCAATTAAAACCCAACCAATTTTCTTGAGAATCTTTAGTTTAGTAGCAGCATCAAAGTCAAAGTAGTTGGTGTAATACTGTAAACGATACGTTACTCCGTTATCGGAATGTCCAAAGTACTTACCAATGTACGATGTCTGACCGATTAACAACTCTTTAGCCTGAGTAATACAGAAAGACTTGGGCTGTAAGCTATCCCAAATAGTTACTCTAGCTGAACCGTCCTGTAAACGTGAGCGAGTGTCAAAGCAATAGACAAACTTGGTTGTCGGTAACGACAATAAATAGATAGCGTCTCTGTCGTGATAAATACTTTTAATCTTACTTAGGTCAGTCTCTGATGCTACGTTAGCCATCAAATCATCACGGACATTCTTAGAAATGTCATTCATTGGTAATGACTTCTCTTGAATCACACGAGCAAGGCTACGAACACCCGCATCAGATAAGAAAAAGATGTCTGTGCCAATGTTCTGTACAGAGTCACGAGCAATACAACCTACGTTGTAGATAACGTCTTGTAATATTAAACTGCTTGTGTCAATCGGATTAGCATAGATAGCGATGTTGTTACGACCAAAGATTATCAAGAAGCCATTATGTCCAGAGATAGCAACAATGTTGTCGCCATTAGGGAACACTTCTTGTAAGTTTAAGAATCCTGCAGAACCAGTTGTAAAATCAGAGCCACGAAGCAAGTCGCTAAAGTACACTGTTTGTGTGTCGCCAGCAATGTTTCCAACCCAAATACGTCCAAAGCCAGAGAACACTACGTTCGGTTTAAATGTCGATGTGCTGTGATTTGCAGGTAAAGTACCAACATCACCAATCTGCTGAAAGCCGAATGTACCACTATCGTGGTCGTGAGGGTCTCCACCAGAGACAGGCAATTCATGCCACACCAGCATCGGATGCCCAGCCTGTGCTAAATACGCATGAGGCTGAAAGTCATTGACATCACCGTAAGGCATTGCAGCCATCTGCCAGTTGTTACCTGTTATCGTGTAAGTAGCGTTTCCTGAATTGTCTGCATTTCTGACAAGACGTTGTGTAAGTGTTGTGCGACCAGTGAATAACTTGTTATTACCTGCTGATATAATAGTATTGCTTCCACCATCTACTACCTCCATCATTGATTCAATCGGGTTTGAGCCTAGGTCAGCATTGACAGCGTTAAGCGGAGTCCAGCCTCGTCTTGCACCAATACGACCATAACGGTCAATTACACAGTTCTGTGCTTTTAATGCAAAGCCAGAAGACAGCGTAACGCTACTTTCTTGCAAATTCAAACCGTAAAATCCCGGTGCTGCAATCGAGGAAGTTTGTAGTGTGCCAGCCATTAAATTGGATACCTAGATAAATATGTAGCTGCCTGAAGCGCTGTTTGTACAGAGTCTTTTAAAAAACCAATAGCAGTATTACAGTTGTGACACAACAACCCACGCACATTTCCTGTGGTGTGGCAGTGGTCTACAAATAATCTTTTTCTATGCACTTCGGTTTCATCCTTTTGACAAATACCACATTTATGGTTTTGTTTTATCAGCATTTCTGTATATTGCTCTACTGTTATTCCATAAGACTGCTTTAATTTATTTCTACGTCCGCTTTCTGTTTTCTTAGCTGGTTCTTGATTCTTATGCCAGTTTCTATCATATTCACGTTGACATTCTCTACATCGACTATCTACTCCATCTTTATATTTTTTCTTTTTAGAAAACTCAGATAATGGTTTTTCAACACTGCACTTAGTACAGGTTTTACTCATATAGGATACCAAGCCTCTTCTTCAAAGTACCGTGCAGACTCTAAACCAATCGCATCAGAAAGACTTTGTTTAAAGAGTGCGTATGTCTCTGCAGACTGTACACCACCATCTTCACCACGCTCTGCTTGCGCTCTTGCTAATGCACCAAGGATAACAGGCTCGTGAGGAACTAAGAGTTTATCAGCGTTAGTCGCTAACTCAACTTGTGGACGAATAACGTTAAAACGAATGTTGTACACACCATTAGGGATAGGGTATAAATCTACCTGAGTGTCCCCGTTAGTGTTTGTACCGTTAAAGTTATAATAGTAAGGAGAACCTTGAGCAGGACTAGCAATTAAGAACTGGTCGTTCATCCAACGAGTGGTGGCGTTACGCATTACTAGATTACTTGTGTCGTTTAGAACATCAATGACACGGAAGCGTTGTCCAGTGCCTTCTAAGACATAGTTAAAGATGCCAGAACCAGTAACAGCAGACAATGTCTCTGATAAAGAGTTCCAGTTGTAAGCATCTTCAACTTGACGCTTAGAATCATTGATGTATTTCGCAATCAGCTTCACATAAGCGTTATCCGATACTGAGGAAGCCTCTGGCTCACGCAGTCGGATTAACACATCGTTAGTTAATTCTAAATAGTTTTTAGTTGCCATATTTTTCCAAGTATATCATACTTTTTTATAAAAAGCAAGTGTTTTTTTAACAATCCCACTTTTTTAATGCCAATGCTTTACGGGTTGGTCTACCCTTTTCGTCCTTCATAGGACCAGCAACACCGCCCATCCGAGCGCAGAAGCTCTTACGCCGTGCAGCCGCTTTAGGCGACTTTGCAGCCTCTTTAGCAGATACAGGAGGCTTTAGCTTAGAACCAGTGGTCTTATTGTAATAATCCCGACCTTTCTGGTTTAAACCGCCTTCAGGGTTCTGAAACGCTTTCTTAGGCATTACTTCTTCTTTGCAGTCTTTGCGGCATCTTTAAAGTCTTGAGCCGAAGGAGCGCCTTTAGAGCCTACTTTACGCATCTTCTCACCTGAGCCAGCCTTGATACGGGCTTTCTTGGCTGCGATATTGGCGTACAATCCGGGTTTAGTAGCCACGCATCGACCCCATCTTCTTCGCTGGTTTAGCTTTAGGAGTAGTCATCTTAGCTCCTGTTTTCTGAGCATACGACTTAGCTTCTTTCTTACCCTTAGCTGTATACGGGAACTTCTTGTCTTTTACCGTTGGCATGATTACTTCCTTTTCTTGGGTTGGGGTTTAGATTGTCCAGCTTTGGATAAAGCGATTGCAATAGCTTGTTTCTGTGGCTTTCCTGACTTCATCTCTTTACGGATGTTGGTAGAGATAGTCTTTTGTGATTTACCGGCTTTGAGTGGCATATTAGTATTGGTTATATTGAACTGCGGAAGTTGCTTCTAACTCAAACGTACAGAGAACAGAACAATCTGCCCCTGTCTCTGCTTGTACTCTAATTTCATCACCTTCCTCTAAAGCCACATAAGCACCACCGTCAAACTTCAGAAAGGTCTTAGCAGCTAACGGATAGTTTAAAATAACCCTAACTTCAATATTTTCACTTTTGTCATACCACCATGCGGTAAAGTTCTTAGCAGAGGCAGTATTGTTCACAGCCCACAGCAGAGTCCACTTAGCTATCTGCCTTGTGGGTACAGTAAACAAGGTAGTCTTGGTGTTTGCTACTAAGTTCTTACCAACTGATAGTGGTCTCATGGTTTACTTTCTAAATACCATCTCTGAAACATAGCTGATGAAAGCACCAGCAACTGAGGCAACACCCATCAAAGCCCACAGAGAACCTTTACTACGCTCTGCCATAGCCACTAATCGTTTAATGTCAGCATCCATTGAGTTTACTTTATGCTCTAAGTTCTCAACAGCATTAACTAGCTTACCGTACTCTACAGGATTGATGTCACTCATACTGCTGCCTCTAACGCTGCGATTTGTGCTGCTTGTGCGTCTACGGTTGCTTTGAGTTCTTGGATTGCTGCTGTAAGAGTAGCTAC